CTCCTTTAAAGACGGAAAGCCCTGGGTTTAAAGTCCAGGGCTGCCGCTGCCACACGGGAGAGAAGGAGAGAGTTGGCGAATATAATTTTAGCATACAAATGTAGTTACTCAATGCGAGATAATCTTTTGTGCAATTCGTCAACAACTGCATGGATAGCTTCAGCTCCAGTAAGGGCTTCATCCAAATAAACTTGATTTCTGTTCTTTTCGTAAGCCGAAAGACAACGGTTTAACTCGTAGAGAATCTGGTCTGACCAAACCAAAAGTTCTCCTGAAGGTATCTTGGATACTCTTTTGGCCACCTTTTCAGAAAAAGGTTTGTTCCAATTCTTTTTTCGTCTAATCACCATTCGTCTATCTCCTCAGTAGAGAGCCCCATATTACGGGCTCCAAGAGCATTTGCCAAAAGCAAGTCTGCGTCCTCTTCAAAGACTATCTCTGTGTTTTTATTCCACATACCTATTACTAAACCTGGTTTAGTGAAGGGGGTTCTAAAAACTAAACAAACTTTGCTTTTCCTGTAGGGGAAGTCAGTTTCTTGAGTCCAGCCTTTTTCTACTATCGGTAGAGCTCTACGGTGGTAGTACTTAATTACATCTACGTATAGTGGTCCGAATGTTTTCATCTACTCCTGTTTTCCAAATAGATAATCATCCAAAGTAGGTATTTTAGGTTTAGACCCGTACATATATTCTGAAAACTCTGAAATGTCGTTCATCTGTTCCCTACGGTGTTTTGGCATACGGGTTACATCTGAAGGCCCCATGTCTCCCCAACCGTCTAACCCAGACTCTCTTAGAAACACTCCTTTAGACGGTGCGTTAACAAAGTCATACCACACGTCTTCAGGAACTCCTCGATAATCCCACCAAGTACCGTCTCTAAATACAACGGTCATTGTGTTGGTTTTAAAATCGTATCCAGCTTTTATAGTTCTTGGTTTAGCTGGATTGCTTGTTGTAGTGGTTCGCATAGAGGGTCCACCGTCAATTACTTGAAATTCAGGGTCATTTTCTTTAGGGTCTTTTAAAAGTTCGTCAATAAAATTTGACGTGTAACTAGACGACATCTCTTCCCAAGAAGGGATAGTAGGTCTTTTCTTAGCCATTAGTTCTCACATTCATGCAAAACAGCTTCTTCTTCTGTAACTCTAGCATGACAAGCCTTGCACCTAAGATACTTAGGCGGTTTAAAATTATTTTGAGCCGTAGCTCCTAAAGGAAAATTGTTTCCGTTTTCATCATTTTCGGATTCGTAATCAAATACTATCTTTGATTCTCTAAAGAGGTGGTCTGGAAAAGGGCCTTTAGCTTGATAAGCTTTTTCTGGCACGGGGTGGGCTTGAATAGCTTTTACCCGTGTTATTTTCATACTTCCTCTTCTGTTGGCTCCTCCGTAGATTCTACAGTACTTCCTGTAGTTTTTGCTTTACTTGCAGTTTTCTTAATAGTCTTCTTTGAGTCTTCAATAATAGGGGTACCTGTGGATGTACCAGGTAGTGGTAACTGCCCAGATAGTGCCCGCACTTGTAAGTGTGGTGGCAAACAGATTGGGCAATAACTTATTGGGTTAGCGCCTTTGTCAGCCAGAGTATATTCAGCATTATTTGGGCAGTTCACACATTTCATGATTTTACTTAGCTCCTGTGCCGAATGCTGTATCGGAAGGATTTAGATAACGAAGTAGTACTGGAAGAATCGCTACGACACCTGCGGTGAGGATAGCTTTTACTCCTTCTAGGTCAAGGCTAAATACATCTCCACCTGTGGCAACAAATGCGGAAACTGCTGCAGCCATGAACGAGCGACCCCATGAGGCCAACATTGCTTTATTCATTTATTTCTCTACCTTTCGAGACACAACTAGGTTAGTGCCTGCACAATTAGTCTGCCTGATTTACAACTTGATGTCAAGCCCAACTACTTTGCAGATTCCTCAATATGTTGCGTAAACCGTCCTTCTAAGCGTGCCATTGAAATTTTTTGTTCTGTTACATCTCTACTAATTTGATTTAACTGGTCCTTCATTGAGCTTCCACCGTTTGGTTTCAATTCGGACAAATACCCCTTTAACCAACTCTTTAATAACCAATTAGTTATTGAAATAGTAAACAAAGCAAACGTAGCAAAACTAGCTAATGTTTGCGCCCATTGTAAAACTGTCATCAATGTGTTTCCTGTCTAAAGGGCGTTATACGCAGTGTAGAAAAAAGTTTGTCATAAAAACACACCTTTGTCATGCTATTCAACTTGACATATATACGTAACTCAGTGTTTCCTTGTACTAAGGAGGAAATCAAATGCTTTTGTTAAAGAACATAGCGCCAGAGTCAAAGGGACTTGGAGCCATGGCAATGACCATGGTCCTTTTAGTCACAATGACAGTAACCGCAACTGACTCGTCTCAAGCTTCAAATAAGCTTGGAGACGCAAAAGATATGGGTTCTGTCCAGGTAGTTACATTAAGTGATTACTCAGATAAGACCTCACTCACGGACACGGAGTTAAAAGAACTTCTAACTCTTGTCGGATTTAAAGGGTCTGCGCTTAAGACAGCGTGGGCCGTAGCTAAAAAGGAATCCAACGGACGACCTTTAGCTCACAATAAAAATGCTAATACTGGGGACAACTCTTATGGCATTTTTCAAATCAACATGTTAGGAAGCCTCGGTGAGGACAGGAGAGAAAAGTTCTCTCTATTGACTAACTCTGATTTGTTTAACCCAGTAAAAAACGCTCAGATAGCGTTTCATATGACCCAAGGAGGAGAAGACTGGTCCTCTTGGACATATTTGGAAGGAGAACGGTTTAAGCAATTTTTGCTTGAATATCCAGCGATATTTAATACCAAAAACAATAAGGAGTAATATATGGCTAAAGCACCAGGTTTTGACGGTACGCAACCCTGCGCTACTGTAAACGGAGATATGTTTTTTCCAGAAACTGGTGCTGAAACTATAGAGTTAAAACCTGTACTAAATAAGATATGCAATAGTTGCCAGTTCCAAACACCTTGTTTACAGTATGCACTAGAAAACTCTGTTCAAGGTTTTTGGGCTGGCACTGTTGAACGTGAAAGACGACTTATGCGTAAGCGTTTAAATATTGTAGTTAAGCCGTTAGTTTATTACTAAATATTAGTATCTGGTTCATTAAGTTTAAGTTTAGTTTTGTGGTTGTGCTCCCACTCAGGCTTAGTTCCATCTGGACGTTGACCTCTTAAGTACATCTTTCCAAACACACCCATGCCAGCTTTATCTGTAAGGTTTCTCCATTCAGAAAAATCTCTATTGTGTTTATCTATATCTGTTCCGTACTCTACTGGATGATGTTCTAAAGTAAACTCTTCAAGTTCTGTCTTGTGTATAGGTATAAAGAAGAACACTGGGTCTCCTTTTTTAAAGGTAACAACTTTTCCAGGCTTAGTTAATTTCCAATTAGCGGTTGGAGAAGAAAACATCCAGTCTGACTCTACAATTCCGCTTAACGGAGACGCCCCAGGAATTACTAGGTTAGGGGCCCCCATAATCCATAAATTCCAATCTTTAGAGGTTCTTGGTATAGCGTTTAAATGAAAAGTTACTACTCCGTTACCAGTGCCATTATCAGCAAATCTAATTCCATTTTGTTCTCTCCCACAAATAATATTAGTTCCATCGGCTGAAGTAGTCCCGTCCCAAACAACTTCTACATCCTGTGCTAGACGTATACACCAACCGTGCCTGTTTGCGTAAGTCATGGGCAAACACCTGTAAGCGTATCCTTGACCTGTTTGGTCCATCCACTCTCGGTCTACTGGAGCTTGTTCAATATTCATTCTGCTACCTACAGGAACAGTATGATAAAACTTAATGATTTTGTCTGTTGTGGTCAAGTCTATACTCCTCTCTCCAAAGTTTAAATAATTTACCTATATCGTACCCTAAGTATTGATACAGGTCATCTACTGAGCGTTTAGTGCCAAAGTGTTCAAATCCTGTAGTTCTATCTATTATGTGGTCAATTATTAAATTAGTAGCTATAGGTTTATTTATCTCCCACTCATCATAAAAATCGTTCCACAGTTTGTTTAAAGGCATAAAAGCCTCTACGTCTTGCGGGTACATATGTCTTACAGGTAAACTATAAGGAAAGTAAACGTCCCAACCATTAGTAAATGCCATAAGACTGTGGTAAAGCTCTTCTCCCCAAAATAACACCCAGCTTGGTTGGGTAACAGTTAAAAAGTATTCTGCTGGTCCAAAAATAAAATGACCGCATACGTACCATCCTTTAGCAGCAAGGTTATCTTTTCTTTCTCTGCCTACAAGATGAGGAACTAGCTCATAGGTGTCAAACAAAGATTTTTTAGCAGTATCGGTGTTATAAGTTAAATCGCTCACTGTGTTTGGAGAGTACTCTTTAAGTGTGTCAACTGGTTTTGGAGTCCACCCGGGCAAGTAGGTACTAAAAAGTAGTTTAGAATCTAAACGCTGTGTTGTTTCTCTGTGCTCTTCTACAAGAACGTTGTCCCAGTTACTCTCAAACCTGCTGTGAGCGTCTATTTGTAAAACATAGTCGTAACTGTGGTCTAGCCAACTGTTTGCCAAAACTCTGCATTTGCTTACACTAAATACGCATCCAGGGAGGTCTACGGAAAAGTTTACTTTACCATCGTAGGTATTAGTTATAGAAGAGTCATCGAATTCAAACTCTTGAACAAATACCCCTACATGAATATCGTGTAGGCCCGAAGCAGTGCTAAAAAGATTATCTACCGTTGACTGAACTAATGGGTCTCTATAAGAAGCAATTGAGACATATATTTTTGCCACATTGCCTACCACTTACCTATTGGACAAGTTGCTTCTTTTAATTTTGTCTTAGCTTGCATAAAGCATCCGCATTTTTTACAGGTTTTAGTAGCTTTAATCAAATGTTCGCATCCCATACAAATGTCTAATCTGTTTTTAGCAACGTCGTCATCGGTATAATTTGCTTTATTAAGCAGGTCCCAAGGCTTTACCGTTCTTTTTTTTGCTACTTCCTCTGGGAGTGGAGAACAATCAAACTCTCCATCATCATGTCTACAACCAACACCAACCTCTGGATTGTCTGTTAGGTCTACTATTGTGGGGTTTCCAAGAAGAATAGCGCCTAGTCTAGGCGGGGTTCCAATAAAGTCTACAACTTCTCCGTCTAGTACAAACCCTACTCTTTTTGAACCCTCTGGTAGTCCATCCATGTATATCTCCTATATCGTCCGTCCACTAGTTTACATTAAATTTATAAAATTGGTATCCACTTTTGTGGGTACTGCCTCTCTAGCATTGCTATAGGGGCTACGCTAAAAGTCAATAGTTTTACATCCGCTTCCCCGTAAACAATACGTTTACCTGCCTCAAACAAAAGTATGGTTCCTTTGGGGGTTGAGTAGGGGGTGTCGTTAATAATAGTAGTTGAGGTATCTAAAGAATCTATAAAGTAAATGCCAGAGAAGCAGGGCGCCCTAGTGCCCCCCATGTCATACCAGACATCTGTTCTAACACCCTCTACATAATCTGAAGAAATATAATATCCAACTTTACTGCTTAGCTCGTAGTAGTTAAGGGCCTCAGTCAGTAGTCCTCTAATAATTTGCAAAGCTTGATTTATCTGTTTGTTATACGCACCAAGATAATTTTTTGAATTGGGGTCTTCTACGGGAGCAAACCCTAAAAAATCTGCGGATACTCCGCTATTAAATTTATACAGCTCATCGGGTGGGTATACTTTATTAATTACTGTATCTAATATGTTTTTAGGCTCTGATGCACCCTTAAATACTATAAAAGGTTTTAGTTCCCTATTTAATAGTTCTTCTTCTAGGTTACCCATTAAATCCCCCAATTCGTTGACCAAACCATATCACAGGAGATGCTGGGTCTCTAGGAGGTTCTTGTTCAGGCATAAAAGCCCTACCACCAGGCATTGGAGAGTTTGGCTTATTGTGGTTCATAACTTTAGAGAGGGTAGCGTATAGCTTGTTGGTTATAGGACTTCTATCTCTAGTACCTTCTAACAAGATACCTCCAGCATTATTATAAAATACTGAACGTAGAACACTAGCTAAAAACTTCCAATATCCTCTTCTTCTGTATATTGGATTCGTGTACATCCTGTTTGACTCTACTGTTTTGTTAGAGTCCGTGTAGGAACCTAAGTAATCTGGTGCTTGGATAGTGTACATATCAGGGTACTCATTTGGAGTAAACTGAGAAAAAACTATAGTTCCGTTAGGGTACTTATTGTTTTTGTACAGCCCTATAGATATCTTTATTATGTCAGCGTTGATAAAACAACTGTGAATCCATGAATTACCCAGCTCTGTAGGGTACTGAGATAGGCTCATCATAGCGTGACCATCAATTGTTATCGGAGTTATAGTTGTAGTTGAGTCCATAGTTATTCTATTGTATTTGAGTCGTGTACCAACATTCTTTCTGTGTAGAACACATCATAAGGTTCGCAGTCTATAGACACAACCTCATGAGGTATATCGGCTTTTCTAAGTTGAGTAATATTTTCCCAAGAGCTTGAGCTGTAGTTGTATACCTTATCTTCCATAAACACCTCAGAAGACAAAATAAACATAGCTTTAGCGCCTCGTTTTATCAATACGTAGTGAGTATCAGAGAACAAGTCGTTATTAATCATAACTCCTGAAGGCGCTATTCTTCTTACTACATTAACTACAGTTGTTTCTACAGTAGCAATATCAGGGTTTTTACCTGTCCAGTTTATAGCAGCAAGGTTTGCTCCCGCTAGCTCTTCATAAGGAAACCCTGTTATATCAGCAGAGAGTAATACATCTCCAACTTCAATAGACCCAGCAGGAGCTAGCCCATCTGGAGTTCTTACTAATGTTGAAATGTTGACTGATTTACCTTGCCATCCGCCGCTAAAATCTCCGCCGGGAGGAAATAATGGTCCTGGGTCAGGCGGTGGTGGTGTTGGGGTACCTCCGCCACTGTTTTCACTTCCTGAACCTCCACCAACGTTCTGTCCAGCATTTGGGTTGTAATCGCCTTGGCAAATATTTGGGCAAGCACCTGGAGTTATACACCAAATTCCGTTACCGTAAGTTCCACAAGAACCTCCGTAGCTGTTGCAAGTATTGCAATCAACGGCTGGAGGTGGAGGTGGCGGCGGTGGAGTTCCACCACTACAAACAAAAGTTTCACCGCATGAAGTAACGGTAAAGGTTGCTTGCCCACCGCAGGAAGACCGATACTCTGTGTAATAGTACAGAAACGTACAGGCTGGAGGTGGAGGTGGTGGTGGCGGTGGAGTGCCAGTTGCAATACAAGGACCATAAGTATTAGGGCAGCCAAAATTAGTTATACATACTGATTGTGTTCCAGGAATAAATATACCACTACCAATATTAATGGTGCATGGTTGAGAAGAAGTTCCAAGCGCACACGTTACACAATCTAGTGCCGGTGGTGGTGGTGGTGGCGGAGCTGAACCCGTTGATTGACAAGCTGGATACGTTCCAGTGTTGTTATAGCTACATGTGGTGTTGTAACCACTACCACTAGCATTTTGACTTGTTGCATAAGAGTTATAACTGCAGTTTCCTACTCCAGCGCCTTGAACAGAGGTTGTGCAGTAATAGGCGTAAGAACTTGGTGGAGCAACATTTCCACCAGTATAATAATTACCACAGTTGCCTGTTTGAGATGTGTTTGTACAAGGGCTACAAGGATTTGCAATATCTGCACTAGAGCAGTAACAGGTGCCGCTAGTAATAGTTTGACTGCAGCCGCCTCCTTGTTGTGCAACGCAGTCGCCAGCTTGCGAATAGTTACAAGAGGTTTCTGAAAAAGTATACGTGTCGTACCTGCGAAAACCAGAAGGGCAAGTATTATCTTGTTGAGGACCTGAACTAAAACCGTAAGAAGTTCCGCAATATTGTGAGCCTGTATAGTAGCTTCCACAAAGTCCTGTTGAAGATGTAGTTGTGCAAGGGCTGCAAGGATTAGACACGTCAGCAGAAGAACAGTAACAAGTTCCACCTGTTGGATTATTTCCACCGCAACCGCCGCCACTACTACAGGTGGGTTGGGATACACTTCCTGAAGCGCCACAAATCCAGTTGCTTGGATTACCAGAAAGGTTTTGCCAGTAAGAACAACAAGAGCCTGTTGTACATCCACCAAATGCAACACCATTATCTGTTCCGCACACAGCTCCGCCTGCAACAACTGATGCACCGTTACAGTAATAATATCCGATGCTTACGCAAGAAACTAAACCGCCACCGCCAGGTGAAGGGGGCGCAGGAGGAGGGGGAGTTGGTGGAGGAGGGGGAGGTGGAGGAGGAGGAGCTGCTGCTGGAAAAGATTGTTTCCAAATACCGTTAGCTCTTACATAAGTATTAGTTACAGGTCGCCAAACACCAGCTACTTTTACATAGTAAGCAGAGGCTACTTGCCATCCGCCAGGTGTTTTAACATACCCATGTGACATGCTGACCTACGCACTCGTGTATGTAAGCCAGATATCTCCGTCTTGACCTACGGTGTTAACAGGTGCACCAGTAGAAACAAAGATGTTACGGTCGCCGTCATCATTACTTGAAAGTACAGTTGCGCCATAGACGCTAACATCACCAGGTCTTGGCATCAGGTAATCACTATTCCGCTAACAGTTATATTAACAGCAGCGGCATTTGATGCCCTTGCTGTAAGAAACTCGTTGGTAACCATAGGTAAATCAACAGCAAAAATTAAATTAGAGTATGCACCAATTGACAAGTCGCACACGATTTTGTTTCCAGTTAAGACTGAGCCTCCGCTGGGTACAAGGTTGACGTTAAGTGTTACGGCGGAACCAGAACAGTTTGTAAACATAAGCTGCTTTACTACTACAGTTTGACCAGCAACAACTGGGGTGATTATCTGGGCGTCTGAGGTTGTAAGTGGAAGCGGGCCTGCGAGGCGAGCCGCGTTAAATATTGCCATTTAGTTCCTTCCTAGTGGCTTCCTAAACGTCTAGGATAGCCCATAATTTATAGTTTTAGGTGTTATCTAGTTCCGTGATAGGCACGGCCTGGGTTCATATAGCTCTTGATACTTGGCTTTTCTTTGTCATTTAAGAATATTTTACGTAGTCCAAACCGAGAATCCCGCACTGTTATTAGTTTGGGTTGGACGTATGTAAACTCTTTTGCTCTACTCATGGGGACCACCTGTTCCATTGAATAGCCTGAGTCACCATACCGGGAATAGAGGGCTTCCAACCTGCCTTTGTTATAGCGTCTCTAAATTCTCTGCTACGTCCAGTAAGTAGTTTTACTGGCTCACTAGGGACGTTTAGGGGGCTGTTAACTTCTTTTTCCACGGCGTTTACTTGCTAAATAATTTGCTTCGTTACTTAACATTGTTGAACTTGGTTCCGGGTTTACTGAGTAACTTCCATCAGAAGCCTTGTTAATACCAGACTTTCTAGATTTAACTGGTTTTGAAGGTGTATCAAACCCTGAAGCATTTGCTTTTTTACCTGCTGCTCTAGATGCGTACTTTTTAGCGTATGTTGGGCTAATCTCTATTGCGTCTTCTTCTGTAATATGACCGCCAGCTACAGCTGCACGGGTATCGGTGTAAGTGCCTTTTCTGCCCTTAGACTTACCTGTAGAACTCCACTGCTTGCCTTCAGAGTGTCCGGAAGGATTTGGTTTTGGTGTTGAGTCACCAGCTGTTTGATTTTGTACATCTTTAATTACATCTCCGTATTCAACGCTAAATCCACCTTTACCATCCGCAGCAAGTTTTCTTAGTTTGCTACCTTCAGGGGTGTTTTTACCTGATGCTCCATAATGATAGTCGCCTCGTCGTGTTTCTCTATCGAGGTCGTACTCTTTCATTGTGTTTTCATTTTGCCAGTCTTCAGCACTTCGTTCTCTTGAACCGCCGCCACCGCCGCCAGCACCTTGACTAGGGTTTTTACCTTTAGAACCAGCAAAGATACCTACACCAACTTGTAGTGCATTTCCGAAAGCAGATGCTTTTCCTGATTTCTTACCAAAATTAGAAGCTGCATCACCCTCTGCACTAGTTGAGGGTTTTTTCATATCAAAAGTAGCCATAATAGAAGTTTAAGCCACTTTCTCTAGTTTGACCTTGTATGTACTCATTTTATTTAATTACTTGCCACAAGTAGGGCATTTATCCTCAGTAGAGCTAGAGTTTGTTGATGCTCCAGCTGCTTTGAATTTAGGGCGCCCAAATCCTACGATTGAAATCATAACTCCAGCCTTGTTTTTCTTAAAAGCACGAAGTTGTTTGCAAACTTCTCCGCCATTTCTTTGGCTTCCAGATTTCTTTGAAGATGTGTTTCCCTCAATACACCAAACAGTGCCATCTTCATTGTCTTTGATAACAATACCTACGTGAGAAATTCTATCGACGCCATCTGAGGGAAAATCAAAATACGCGATATCACCTGGTTCTGGGTCAGCCACATCTCCGTCAATCCATGCACCAGCTTTCTTAAATGCCTGTGCTCCGGCTGGTGTGTAAACAGTATTGGGAATTTTTACTCCTGCTTCATTTCCGCACCACATAACAAAAGAGCCGCACCATGGTTGGAAGTTAGCCTTTGTATAAGCGCCGTACTTTGTTTCGTTATCTTTAGGTCCTTCAATAGTTCCTAGTTCACCTTTAGCAACTTCAATAAGTTTAGCTGCTGTTCCTCGGTCTGCCATTATCTAATATCCTTCCAAAATGCAATTAATACAATTAATACAGGACCAAAAATAATTGATGCCTGTATCCAATTCACTTATTTATCCCAGTCAGTATCTACTGGTTGTTCTTCTGGCATTTGACCATCAGGTTTTGCTGCTAAACGTGCAGCTGTAGCATCAATCTCTGCTTCAAGTTTTTTGTCCGCTTGTGTGTTTTTAGCGTCCATCTCTTTGTTATCTAGTTGTGCTTTCATAATATCTTTAGCACCAGATGAACCAATTAGGATACCTGCAAGGGTTCCTGTAATAAATGTTGCAATACTTCCCAAAACGTTAAAGAACATCTTGTCATTTTCTGACTGTGCTCCGATTGGCTGTGTCACAAATAAAAGGCCGTAAAGAATACCTAGTGATGTGCATAGCAAAATTGCGCCTAATGTGATGCCTAGAATAAACTTTAAGCGGGCATCTAGGTCTTGTGGTGATAAACGTTCTTTACTCATTTGGTGTTCCCTCTGGTTCTACAGTAGCGGTAGTTCCGTCTGATGTTTTAACTAAGTCTACAGGACAAGTTCCTGTAGAAGTACATATAGGTGGCTTACATTCAGCGGTTTCCCAATTTTTTGGGTCTTGACATGGATATCTAAATTGTCCGTCGTATCCGCAGCTAGTTAAAGACAGCGCAAGTACCGCTGTTAGTAAAAATCTTTTTAACATCACTCTTCGTCCTTAGGGTTCCTTAATGGGTACGTAACCGCCCAAGCAACTAATGTTCCCACAATTGCGTATCCCACAACGGTCTTAGCTGAGCCATCTAGAACTACCCAGGCAATAAACATTCCTAATAGAGTCCATAGCTGGTCAATCATGTCTTTAACTATCTTCATGGTTTACGTCTCCTAACTCCCTTACTATCTCCGGAAGGAGCTCCTCCCCCAGAATTTCCTCCACCACTTGAGCCTCCAGAGGTTGAACCTCCAGTAGCACCTGCTGCTGCACCAACTGCATTCATAGCAGCACCTGCAGCCACAACGGCAGCAACAACCATTTCAGTTGCTTCTTCACGTTCTTCAGGGGACATGTCTGCACCGATACTTCCTAGTGCTTGAAGTGCCTCACCTGGGTCGCTAAATATTGCGCCAACTAATTCGGATGGGTTCTCTAGTAAAACTAGAGCCGCAGCTACGTCTGCTGTAATTATAACTTCATTACCGTTTTCATCCTGCCTAACCTCAACAGGGGTCTGTTCAGGAAGGTCTTGATAAGCAATGCCAGCCTCTTGAATTTGTTCTTTTGTAAGAGTTTCTCCAGGAGCTACTGATTCAATAAGGGCTTCTGCTACAAGTTCTTTTTCTGCCGTTGTAAACTTTCCATCTCCAGCAAGGGTTTCTGAAAGGTTGTTTACTTCTGCTTGTGTAACCTCTCCATCAGCTGATAAAGCATCTAAGATTAAAGACTCTTCGGCAACGGTTAACTTACCGCCATCGCTTAGTGCTTCAATTAAAGCCGTAGCTTCAGCCTCTGTAACTTCTCCGTCAGCCATTAAAGAGTCAACAACAGCATCAGACTCTGCTGCTGTTAAGTTGCCGTCAGATAGAACATCTTCAACCGCAGACTCCACCGCTTCTTCAGGTGTGATAGTCTCTGGAACTGTTTCTTCAATAGGAGGTTCTAATGGTTCTGTGGACGGATTTTCTGGCTCTGGCTCTGGTGACACTGGTTCTGGTGTTGGTTCCTCGGGTGTGGAAGGTTCCAGAGGCGCCTCGGGCTCTACGGGTGGTGCTTCGGGCTCTACCGGTAGTGGTGGCTCTTCTGTGGGTTCTGATGGCGTTTCTGTATCAGGGGCAGGTTCAGTAGGTGCGTCAGGTTCAGGCTCAGGAGTTGGTTCAGGCTCTACAGGCGGCTCAGGAAGAGGTTCTGGCTCTGGCACAGGCTCAGGCTCGGGTTCTGGGGTTGGTTGCGGCTCAGGTTGAGGAGTTGGCTCAGGCTCAACGGGAGGCTCTGGATTGGGATTTACAGGAGGCTCGGGCTGAGGAGTTGGTTCAGGTTGAGGAACAGGTTGAGGTTCTGGAACCGGGGTGGGCTCGGGGACCACTGGTGGAACTGTAGGAGGTTCTGGTGAAGGTTCGGGTTGTGGTGCTGGCTCTGGTTGTGGGGCTGGTGTTGGCTCTGGCTGCGGTGCGGGAGTTGGCTCGGGTGTTGGAGTTGGCTGAGGAGTTGGAGTTTGAAGAGCTGTGACTGCAGCAGCAACTGTAGATGTAGCGGTATCAGCTAAAGTATTAGCAGTTGTAATTGCTGTTGTAGCTGTTGATTGGAGGGTAGTTAATGTTTGAGTTTCTGTTGTTAATGTGGTCTGAGCTGTTGCAAGTGCTGTCACTGCTGTTGTTTGCACTTCTGTAACAGTTGCAAGAACAGCAACTTCAACTGCTTTAACTTCTGTTTTATCAGCGACTACTGCTGTTTGGCTTGTAATTTGAGCCGTTAAAGTTTCATTGGTTACATTGGTCATTGGCTGTACTGGAGCACCTGCAGTTTCACGAACACCAATACGAGGACCGTTATGAAGATTGGTGGTATTTCCTGCAACGGTTCCTACACCAGTCCATTCACCTGTTGTTGGATTGACTGTCATCTTCCAATTTACATTTGTAATAGGACTATTTGGTTGTGCAAATTTGTGTAAATTCCAGTCAACTTCTAAAGTAGTTTCGGTAGTTTTTACAACAGTTGAAGAGCCATTTGCATTATCGTTCATAAAGTCGCTGCCAAAGACTGAGATATGTGCTCCTGCTGGAAAATCCCACCAGTTATAGTCGCCATTGCCAAAGGTAATCGTTGCTTTTGAGGTTACGTAAATTTGGCTGTTTGTTCCTTGACCTTCATAAACTGTGTTACCCATTTTTATATCAAAAGGCGTACTAATTTTTGTAAAGCCGTCATACATAGTTGGGAGTGTAGTTGTAGTAACTGTTGGGGTTTCAGGAGCAACAGGGGCTACATATCCTTCAGTTGTGTAGGTCTTGCTATCTGAAGGGGTATTTTGAAGAGCGGTCAATGTAGTTTGAGCATTAGTTAAGTTAGTTGTTGCAACTGCTACTACTGCTGTTTGAGACTCTACTGCTGCTGTGGCTGTAGCAACAACTGCGGTTGCAGTAGTAACGTCCTGCGTTACTACTGCTACTACTGCTGTTTGTGACTCAACTGCTGCTACTGCGGTCACTGCTACTACTGTTGCTGACTCTGCTGCTGCAATTGCTGTTTGAGCTGTTGCTACTGGCTCTGCTGCTGCAGAAATTTGTTCTGTACTTGCTGTTGATATAGCAGTGCTTAATGTTACAGTTGCATTCTCAATTTTTTCTTGGACGGAGGTAACTGATGGAACAAGTGGTGTGGTTTCTGTTTGGGTTGGGGCTGGGGTTGGCTCTGGACTGGGTGTTGGTGAAGGTGATGTTGAGGTCTCTGAAGGAGCGGGTGAAGGCTCTGGAGTTGGCTCGGGGCTCGGGGCAGGACTTGCCTCAGCACCAGAATTCGTACTGGAAGTTTGAGGGTCCGAAGTTACAGAAGAAGGTTCTGGACTTGGAGATGGAGTTGGAGTCGATTCGTTCGAAGACTCTGTGGAAGCAGGACTAACTGCTACCTGTTCTGGGGCAGGGTCAGTAGCGCTCGCGTTTGATTGGCCAAGCAAAAATAGAAATAATGTGAGGACTGTTGCTGCGAATATGCGCAGTATTAACATTTACCTCTGATGTTACTGTAACTCAGTATTCCAATCAGGGTTAAAGTATGCAACAGAACTTAAAGCTTCTTGTTTTTCTTTCATATGATGCCCACAAAATATTAATTCTAAATTAGATGCTTTCATATGAACTCTTACTTTAGCTGCAGCACTGCAACTATCGCAGCGGTCATTTGCAGTTAAAGGCTCGTCTTTAAAATCTAAGACTTCTTGCATCTTTTCTGCTGTAATCACGTTATCTCCTAAAATAAAGAAGCGGCAGGCTTTTGGCCTGCCGCTTCTAATACTACACTAAAAGTGTAATTTGTTTTTATGAAGCTGTTGCGAATGGTGTAACTGTGATTGTAGCTGTTGAAGCAACTGAAGCTGCATTTGCAGCTGTTGACTGAGACTTGATTGTTCCAGCAGCACCCGCGACTGTTCCAGCAGCCAAGCCTGTGAGGGCAAGTACGGTTGAAGCAGAAGATACGAATGAAACTGTGTTAGTTGCATTAGCTGTAACTGTCCAGGTACCGTTGAGTTCTGCACCTGTTGAGGCAAGTGATGCAACTGTAATCTTTGTACCAACTGGGAAGGCTGCGCCTGCTCCGGTTGCTGTAAGAGTTGCAGTTGTTGAACCAGCTGTGCGAGCTGCTGCAGTTACTGAAATAGCTGCGTTTGTAGCTGCGGTAGCTGTTGTAATTGAAGCTGATTCGTAACCAGCGTCACGAAGAGCATCAATAGCCAAGGCTGTTGTTAGACCAAGAACGTTTGGTACTGAGATGTAAGCAACACCTGAAATGTATGCTCCGTCTCCTGACGCAAAGTCTGGGAATCCAGCATACTTTGCTTCTGCCACATTGTGGTTAGAAAGTGTTGGGTTCAAGCGTGAGCTTGGGTATACGGTGTATCCGCTCCATCCGTAGTTTCCAGTTGCATTTGCTGCTACTACTGTGGTTGATGGTGCAGTTGTGTAATCCGCTGAGGTTGTACGCTCATCGTTTGGTTGCATTGGGAAATTTCCCCAAGCAAAGTCAACGAATACGTTACCAGCGGTATCAAGAAGATTACCGTTGTTATTTGTTGCCATTATTTTTACCTATTCTCTAGAGTGGGTTAGCAGTCCCATGCGCGAAGGGACTTGTTAATTCTACTATTTGGGTCTTTAGCAGTCTTGCTAGACGTGTTCTTTTTCTTCATACCCTCCATGCGAGAGCAAAAAGATTTACGACGAGCAGCAGACTTAGGAGACTTCTTAGCTTGTTCTTTTTTAACAGGGGGTTTTAAATTACTTCCTGGATTAGCTTTTTCGTAAGACTTACGTCCTTTTTCATTAAGACCGCCTTTAGCGTTCTTACCCTCTTTACGAGTCCAGGCTTCTGACTTTGCCATTTTTCATTACTCCGTTATCTACGTTATCAACCGCATCATCTAAAGACCATGTAGGCTCTTCAGAACATGTTCCTTCTGCCCAACCCATGACTAGGTAAAGTCCCAGCCTTCGCCGTGGCGCTTCTTCATATCATCAAGGTGTGCTTTACCTAAAGCTGAACCAGAGAAAGAAATACCTGTCTTTTTACTAGTCATAGTAAAAGGCACAAATAAACCTTCTCCTGTATTTTCGTTTACCTTAGATACACCTTCGGAATCCATTTTGTGAATTCCTTCTTTACTAACGTTTATCGTAGTTTTAATCTGTGGTTTCTTTGGAATCATTACTTGCTTCCCTTCTTAGAGGAGCCGAACATGTTTGGGTGGGAGTCTTTAGTCATTCGGGTTCCATCAGATAATGTAGGAGAGGCCGTAGCATCTCCCTGTAGAAAAGCTCTACGAATCTCAATCTCAGACCTAGTATCTTTAGCCTCTGAAAAATCTTTATTGTTTCTCAAAGTTTTCTTTTCCTTCCACCAGCTCCAAAACGGAACGTATCATCATCATCTCCAGCTCTGTTTCTAGGCGTTTCTGCAGTATCAGCTAGTGGTCCACCTTCAGTCCAAAAGTTCTCTTCTTTTAAAGAAAAAGAGTCAGGAATTTTATTTTTAGACTTAATTGTAGAGGGTAGAGGAAAAGAAATAGGCGGAACTACTTTAGGCTTTTTACCCTCAGCGCCGTCTTCTTGACCTTGAACTAGGTCTCCATTATTTCTAGGCATTATTTTTCGTTCTCTTTCTTGCCCGCTCGGCGCTTGTTTTCTTTCGCCACGTTTTTACTTTTAGAAATAGCGCGAAGGTTGCTAGGAGAATCGTTATTTTTGTTATTGTCTTTGTGGTCAACATCGGTCCCCTTAGGTAGCTTGCCATTCTTAGACTCGTAATCAGCACGGGCCTTATCCTTAGAGGTTGTTACCCACTTGCCATTTACTTTTTTCTTGTAGACGTAAATAGGACGTCCACCGTTTTTCTTAGAACCTTTGTAAGGTCCAAACTTTTTTGCCTCGGCCATTATTCACCGCGTTCTTGACGACGCGCTTCTTCTCTTGCAGCTGTTCTTTCTTTACTGGCTTTTCGTGCGTTTTGATTAGCACCGCTTCCAGCTTCAGTTGACTCAGCAATACGAGCTTTAGACTTTTTAAGCATGTCGCCAGCAGTACCTTTGTTGTAACCTTGTGCAGCGTAGTGTTTTTGAGCCGCTGTATCTTGGTCCCAATTCATAAAATTTCCGTCTTGGTCTTGAAAACCAACGTGCTTACCCTCTATAAAAACACGAGGGTCTAACTTATTTCCTGCACTAAAGTCTGCGTTGTTACGTCCCATTAGTTGCTGCTCCTTACGTAAGTCATAATTCCATAATCATACTCGTCTTCTAACCAAGTGTCGGCGTATCCACTCTCACTCATATTGAAGTCCATCCAGCATATTGAGCATCTGGATTATCTAAGAGCCATTGTTTACGTAGCTCATTTTGAAGTTTCCAATCAACATCAGTGTTACGTTCTGTCATTTTTGTCTCTCAATTGATTTAGAAACAACATCTCTTGCTGCCATAGAAGAAGAATACCGTTGAACAGTACCTCGTGGTCCCCCAAATATACGGTCACTTATTCTTCTAAACTGTTGACCTTTTGCAAATTCGCTTGACCGAGGCAGATATGCAGTAACTACACCTACGGATTTCTTCACTTGTCTTTTTTCTTACTGTTAGAAGGAGGCCAAGTATCTAGAACTGCTGCGATGCGTCCATCTTTACGAAGGCGTACGATGTGTCCATCCTTTATTTGGATGGGATTAAATTTAGAGGCTCGCTTAAACTTTGCGGACATTACTTATCCGCATCACGCCAGCTATTGCCTAGTGCGATAGCTTCATCTTCGTGTTGACGTAATGAATCGCTATCCCCCTGTTTAGATGACTTAGGTTTTACGATACCCTTACGAATGGGTCCAAACTGAGATGAAGCGGCATTGGCTTTACTAAAACGCTTCTCTGATAGCTGAACTACGTTCCACTGAGAGTCATTAGGGTTCATATAAGAATTATGCCTTAGAAGATGTTTCTTTAAACTCTAAATAGGCAACAAGAAATAACCTGAACAAATCAGGCCTGCCTCTATGCTCAAAGTGCTCTTTCCAGAAGAATAGTGGATGGTCCTTACGAGCTACCATGCCGTTGTTTATCTCCGCCCACGCAAGCTTTCCAGCTAGGCCGACCTCCCCGCTCATTTCACGTTGTGCTAATAACCATTGTGTAAACATTGGGCAATAGTAGGGCATGCAAGAGAATTAATCAGGTATTAAAACCCTCTGTCGTGACATTCGTGTACAAGCTCCCAGGCAGGGCGTCCTTTAGAGAAGTTAGCAGCTAACTCTGGCTTTAGGCCCTCTACCAGCACTTGATGTACTCCAAGCCGTTTAATGCGTTTCTTCAGCACCGCAAACTCTTTGTTCTCTTCAGCAATCATAGTCATGTAGTAGATACCAAATACCACAGCTGTCTCTTCAGGATTAGGGTACTTCTTAGAAATATCTTCAATCCAATCAAATACTTCATCACTTACATCTGCAGTAGTTTTATCGTATAACCCGCAAAAATCTTCGTAAGCCGCTTTTCCTACATATTGCTGATACACCCGTAATTTTATGAAGTACCACTTATCAGTAGGCCACTCTGGAAAGTTAGGATACTTAACATAAACTGCCCACTCATCGAACTTGCCTTGAGTAAACGCAAGATAACCTTTCGAGTACTTACGCATAATTCTTTTATTGTCCACCGCGGAAGAGTATCACTTAGGCTACTGCCTAGCTTTTCACATGTCACCTATATTTTTGCCCTGGCGGCCCACGAGGTCGGGCGTGTCGTTAATGGTGGGGGGGTCGAACAGATGTTCGAGAGGACAGCGATTATAACGATTTGGTAACAAGTCTGCTTTAGCCTCTCGCCTATGGCATTGTTCTCTTATCGGGACAGACACCCGATAGATTGGGAAGGTGCCTCATGGACACAGAGTCCAACACCTGCTCAGAGTTAAGAGAGGTCACCGAAAGAGCCTCTCGCTTCTCAGAGCAAATCACACAGCATAGAGTCATGGTGGCTCAGTTGCGTGAATACATCGTCGATAACTTCGACGACCTCGGCGAACATGCCGAGCCTATCGCTGAAATCTTCAGCATTGACCTCGTTAAGCAAGTTGAGGTTAGTGTCAGGGTTTCTTATTCGCTCACTGTTACAGTTCCCCTGAACTGGACAGAGGACGACATCTCGAATAACCTTCGATACCCTGAAGGCTTCGAGTCTGATGATGATGCAATGTGCATTGAGTCAGAGTCTGCAGACATAGACCGAGTTTCGGTCTACTAACAACTTAATAGCATTACTCCTGAGCATGAGGTAAAAAGGCTCACTTACCCACTAGATTGGATTGGAGGTAAGAACATGACTCTTGTAAGAGATGTCGTGAAGGTTACAATCACCGAGTTAAAGTTTAACAAGGTCGAACCTGTAACTGAAGCAGACTGGCAGATAGTTAATAACTACTTGCTAGAACAATGTAAGTAGTCCGTCACTCCTGAGCACGAGTTAAAAAGGCTCACCTAACTACTAGAACGATTGGAGAAACAAATGGCAAGAGCCGACTACACAGATATAACTCTGTGGGCTTGCAAAGCCGAGGAGTCAATAGACATCTCGGTTCGTCCCCGTGAAACAGACAACGAGGTAATCGTTGAAATCTGTGGAATAGCAATGTGGCTTAACTTCAAACAAGCCAAAGAACTATCCGAGAAGTTGGATAGCGCAGTAACTACACTAGACGAAGGTCGTCTAGCAAACCTACGCCAAGCGCACGAGGAATACGAGCGCTTAATACAACAGTAACAAAGTGGGGGGCGGGAAATACTCGCCCCCTTCTCTACTAGATTGGAGTAATGCAATGATGTTTTACAATGGATTTAATCTGATGATAGACATAATCCTTGCTTGCATAGTAGGCTTCACCTTCTATCGAATTGGACGACGAGAAGGATTTATTGAAGGCTACGGCGCAGGTGAACAAGATACAAACGATTGGTATACAGGTCAGCTAGAGCCACCTCTTGATGACATGGACGATTATCAAACTTGGAACGAGGCACAGAAGAGCACGCCTCCGTTCTAAACAGATGTTGGTCGCACTCTCTGCTTGAGTTTCCAATCCTCGCAGAGAGGGCGGCCAACCCAAACATTCAGCCAATCAGCCGCCTATCGCTATTGCTTCTGCGGCTGATTGGCTGAATGTTTGGGTTGGGGGCTTTATAACGATTGCATAACAAGTCTGCATTACTAGGAGAGATGCCCTAATGTTCTACCTATCAGCAAGTCGCTGGTGTTTGTGCTAATAGAAGGTGAGAGATACATGGCACATGAGTTAGAGATAGGTGAGGACGGCACAGTTGCGTTCGCACTTAGAGGAGAGCCCGCATGGCATGGCCTTGCTAACGCTCTATTCGACAAAGATGAGAATGTAACCACTGAGGTTATGCTCAAGTCTGCTAAGTTAAACGATTGGAATGTCAATCTTGAGTTAATCGAGAAGGACAAATACAACTTCGTTTCTGAGTCATACATGGTGACTCGGACTAATCCATTCGGACAGGGCACTGATGTTCTATCAGTGGTCGGTGACCGATACAAAGTCGTGCAGAATGAGGAGTTATTCGCATTCGGTGACGGCATACTAGACGGCGGTGCCTCATGGGAATCCGCTGGCTCAATTAAAAACGGTAGAGTCGTATTCGGCTCATTGGTAGTGCCTAGAGAATTCATCCTAGATGAGCAGGGCGCTAACGATAAGACAACAACTTATCTACTCGTTCACACTTCGCATGACGGCTCAACAGCAGTTCAAGCGAACATCACACCAGTTAGAGTTGTTTGCCAAAACACTCTTAACATGGCATTGAATGGTTCTAAGCAATCATTCAAGATTCGTCACACAAGCACAGTCGACGGTCGTATCGCTGCAGCCCGAGAGGCTCTCGGTTTGACATTCGCACACATGGATTCATTCGAGACCATGGCTCGTGAGTTATTCGAATCAACAATAACTAACGTTCAATTCAACAAGATTGTTGAGACACTTTATCCAAAGCCTGATGATACAGCCAACAAGGTTGCTCTCACTCGCTACGATAACAAGGTTGGTCTAATCCAGGACCTATATCTGCAATCTCCAACTAATGCCAACATCAAAGGCACAGCATGGGGAGCGCTAAACGCTCTCACCGAGCGCCTAGATTACTATCGTGCAAAGCGTGGAAGCAATGAGTCATTAATCGCAGGAGCAAGTGGGTTTGACCCAGTTGTAAATGCGGAGAAGGCTCGCATCCTCTCAGTAGTGCGAGAAGCAGTCTCGGCATAACACAAAGCCCCTCAAGCCTACAAAGCTTGGGGGGCTTTTTGTTTGGG